CACCAGCATCACCTTCTTCTCCGAAATCAATATCGTCGCCACCTTCAAAGCCACCGCCTCCACCGAAGCCACCGCCTCCACCGAAGCCACCTCCAGCATCATCACCACCAGCATCATCACCACCAGCATCACCACCACCATTTCTAGCAATATTTATATCACCATATAGTCTATCAACTTCATCAAAAGTACCAGTATGTTTAATAACTTTACTAGTGTTCTCCATTTCAGCTGCCGCTGCCTTCTCAAGTCTCTGCTCAAGAAAATCTTGTTTAATCTCATCATCAGACCATTCCAGAATATCCCTCTTACCTTTCGTCATAGACATAACCGCAAAACCACCACCAGCGTCAACCGTAGCATCCTTATACAGGGTAACTTTAGATTGCATCTGTTCAATCTTCATCATTTGAGCCTGAGTAGATGGATTATTAAGTGTGAGTGTAAAGTTATCCAACTCATCTTCTAACCCCAGTAAGAATAAATGTAAGATAGCAATCTTATTTAACTCCATAATCATAGACTGCTGAATTCTATTAATGGTTCTAGTAAACCTAACATCTTGCAACGCCAAGTTTTTACCATCACCCTGAGCTTCCTCATAACCTAAGAAAGACTTAGGTACCCTCAATGCTGTAAATAACTTTTTTTGTAGATATTCAATATCTGCAATTTGGTCTAAATTACTAGCTCCTGGAAGTGTATCAATAGGGTTTGGCGCATCTTCACTCCTAACTGGAATAAAGAAATCTTGGTCATTAGCCATTTGATTATACTGAAGGTCAACTTGTCCAGTTTGAGGGTCAGTAATTGGGGTTCTTTTAAACCTATTAGCAATTTCATCTACATAAGATGGTACATCTTCATCATCTATGTTTCCAACATATATTTTATAAACCCTTCTTTCAGGTGCTCTAGTCACCCTATATATAAGCATAGCATCCTCTGAAAGGATTAATTGCTTCCATATTCTTCTAGCTTTTTCTAATACTGAAGTTCCATAAGGTAACCTTCTATCATCACCTAATAATCTAAAATGAGCCACCTGCCAAGAGTTAAAAACAATATCTTTACCTCTCCAAACAAATTTAACCTTAGGGTCATCCTCACTTTTATCATCACTATTATTCATAATCCTACCAAACACATCACCTTCTCTTCTTTCTATCTCAAAGTTAGGTAATTGTCTAACCCCAATTATACCAGCCTTGTCATCAACATTAAGAAAAACAAAGTTATCACCATATTTACATGTGTTTCTAACCCACATAGGTAGTGTTGTATGCGCATCAAGCCTATTAAAAAATAAATCTTCTAAAATTGTCTTAACCCTCTTAGAGTTTGAGTATATATTTAAAACCCTACCCTTATCATTTACAGTTGTAGACTCTTCCATCATTATATCAAGTGTTGCTGATATTTCTGGATAAAACTCCATACTTTCAAAGTCAGAGTAAGAACCTATACGAGTTGTTTCATAATGAATTGTTTTTTGAAACATCTCATTATCAACTTTTCTCCACATACCACCAATATACTTGTTCTGTTGAGCCTGTAATTTAGCGGTTTCAAATTCACTCTTATCTGTAGTCTTTAATATCGCATCATTACCAATAGAATACCTATTAGTTTGAGTAATTGGCGACTGAACACCAGTTGGCCCAAATACGTTGCTTAATTTTTGAAATACTGTTAATTTTCTTTTAGCCATTTCTTTTTAATATTTTTTTTAATATAGTTAATTTTTAATAAAATTAAATACTTACTTAACGTAATCACATTGAAAATAAGCACTTCTTGTTAACTCACTACCCACTAATACTATTATATAAGAATATGTATAAATAAAATCGTTACCTTGAGAACCTAAAGGTGTTGAACAAAAATAATTAGGGGCAGAACTGCTCCTTGTCTTTCTTTTCTCAGATTCATCTGGAGACCACTTATACAAGCCCGTACCATTAGCACCACTTTTTCTTACAAACACTTTTTTATCTAATTCCATATTTATTTTTTTTTACTATCTTAAACCGCTAAACAACCATGCGTTTGCGCCAGTGGGGTCTTGCATATTCTTGCTAATATTTTTATCAAACTTAGGTCCTGGAAGCGCCTTTTTATTTCTTAGGTTTTTAGGTACAAACCCACCAGATTCATCAGGTGTAGAGCTACCCCCAACTTTCCAACTAGACAATATAGCTTTAGTTTGACTTTTAACCTTTTCTAATTTCTTAAAAGAATACTCTAGAACCCATAATGGCATACCAAACGCCATAAGAAGGTCATCATGATACCCTTCCATATGGTCAGGCCTACCATTTTTATATATAAATGTTTTCATCTCAGACGTAGTTCTTCTAGATTTAATTTTAACCCCGTTACTTCTAATCATATACTCCAAGTGTGTAATCATTGAAGTCCTAACACCATTAGCGTTAAATCCAGGCATTTTTTCATCCTTACTGTAAGTTGTTAGTTGATTTTTTTTACTATTAAGTATTTTACCCTTTGGCTCTTCATAATGCAAATACTTATAATCTAATTCTATTAATTTAAGAACCGTAGATACTCCCATACCACCAGCAATATCTACGACAGTATAAGCCTTATATAAATTTCCGTACTCATAAACGTATTCTGCAAGTATATCTGGCTGAACCTTTCCTTGATACTCCATAACTTGCTCCATAGTAGTTGTGTTAATGATAACCATTGTAGACGCATCTTTCCCGTCACCCCTAGCAACATCAACACCCATAATATATCTATGACCATCAACTGGCTTTTCCCACATCCAAAATTCCGACTCAACACCATCTGTCCATTCAGGTTCACAAACATTATTTTCTTCATGAAA